CTTACAACAGTAACTTTAGAGGGTGCTACGCCGGTATTGGATTTACATACGACCCAGTATCAGATATGTTTTTATTACCGCAAGTACTTACTAATACACCGCAAGACCCCGTCCCCTAATAAGGCCCCCCGATGCTCGGCTATAGCGCACTATCAGAAGCACCATTTTCTGCGCTGGCCGGAGGGGTTAGCCCGAACGTATCCGTCAACGTAACCGGAGTTCAAGCCTCTGGTGCAGTTGGTACTGCTACAGTCAACGCCGATGCTAATGTAACGCTAACTGGGGTTCAAGCTTCCGGGGCAGTGGGTACCGTAGTAGTTAGCGCGGGGTCTGATGTTTCTGTCAGCGTAACTGGAGTTCAAGCCGCTGGTGCAGTTGGTACTGCTATAGTCAACGCCAGTGCTAATGTAACTCTAACTGGGGTTCAAGCCTCTGGTGCAGTTGGTACTGCTACTGTATCTGGTGCATCAAACACATCTCTAACTGGGGTTCAAGCCTCTGGCGCCGTTGGTACTGCTACCGTATCTGGTGCAGCAAGCGTAACGGTAACTGGAGTTGTTGGCACAACCCAACTAGGCACGGTCACATTCCCGGTAAACGTTACTGTAAATCTAAGTAGCGTAGATTATGCTTGGGGGTCAGATGGTTGGGGTATCCTGCCTTGGGGTGCAGGTGTTGGCCTTTCTGCGCTTCTTGGAACTACCCAACAGGTGGCGGGTGGCGCAGCGGTTGTCAGCGTTACCGGTGTTAACGCTTCTGGACAAGTAGGCACACCTAGCTTCCAACTTGATGCAAGTATTTCCGTAACCGGCCTAAGCGCCTCTGGTGTTGTGGGGGATGTTACTGTTGTGGCCGGGACTAATGTTTCTGTCACTGTAACCGGTATAAGCGCCACAACATCTTTAGGGTCTGTTTCTGTAGCAATAGACGCAGACGTAGTTGTGGCCAACTATGCTTGGGGTTCGGATGGTTGGGGTATTCTGCCTTGGGGTGCGGGTGTAGGCGCGGCTGGGCTAGTTGGAACCCCCAGCTTCCAGCTCGATTCGGTTTTATCCGTAACAGGGGTAAGTGCCACCGGCCAGATAGGAACCCCCACACTACAACTAGATACTGTAGTGCTTGTTACAGGAGTAAGTGCTTCTGGTGTCGTAGGAACAGTACTTATATCTGCAGATGCAGAGGTAAATCCTACCGGCGTAAGTGCTTCTGGACAAGTTGGTACACCTAGCTTCCAATTAGATGCCGTAATAAACGTAACCGGAGTAACTGCATCTGGTAGTGTAGGCTCAGTAACAGTTATTTTTGATACTAATGTATCTGTTGTAGGCGTTAGCGCATCAGGGGTAGTGTCATCAGTATCTGTAAATGCTGCCGCAAACGTATATCCGTCTGGCGTTTTTGCAACAGGAGCGGTGGGCACTGCGCAAGCCTCTATTGGAATAAATGTTCCTGTTACTGGTGTAGTGGGCACGGGAGTAATCAATTCCGTACAGGTAACACAGGGTATCCTTATATCTGGGGTAAGTGCTACAGGAATAATCGGCACACCTTCGGTATCTGGTAGAGCATCCGTATCTGTATCTGGCGTATCTGCTTCTGGGGCAGTTGGGTCAGTAGTTGTCCAATTTCCGACAGTTGTATTGACCCCGGTAGTTGCCACAGCGTACCTAGGAAATGCAAACGTACAGGGTCCAGAAACAGTATATTTAACGACTTTAGTACAAATAAATGCGTATCTAGGTACCGTACAGTTTGATGAAAACGCCTACATATATGTGACTGGCGTAACAGCAGTTGGATTAACCTCTAGGGTGCTGGTGTGGGGTACTATTGACGATGGGCAATCTCCGAATTATGTTACAGTATCATCTACACAAACACCGGGATTTACTTCAGTAAATACAAGCCAATCACCCAATTGGGTTCAGATAGCCGCCTAAAGGAACAAAAATGCCTAGTACTTATTCACCACTACTTAGATTAGAACTTCAGGCTACTGGGGAAAACTCCGGTACTTGGGGTACGATTACCAATACAAACCTGTCCACTATTCTTGAACAAGCTGTGGCAGGTACTGTAAATATTTCTATCACTGGCCAATCCAGCCCAATCACGCTGACTAGTAATAACGGTGCTTCAGACCAAGCCCGCACGGCGATTCTTTTGGTTACTGGCACCAATGCAAGCCCCATCAGCCTTGTAGCTCCGTCTACCAGTAAGGTATACATAGTAACTAATGCTTCAAACCAACCAATTACTATCAAGGGGACGGCAACTACCGGCGTAGCAGTTGCGGCTGGAACAAAGCAATTTGTTTACTACGATACAAACAGCAATGACTTTGTGGCGCTAACAGCCACTGGTACGGTGTCTTCGGTTGCAGCTTCTGGTGGCACTACGGGGCTGTCGTTTACTGGTGGCCCAATTACAAGCTCGGGAACGCTTACCCTTACTGGAACGCTCGCCGTAGCAAACGGCGGTACTGGGGTCACGGCATCAACTGGGTCTGGCTCAAACGTGCTTAATACCGCGCCGTCCTTAAATAACAGCAAGTTCACAACGGCCCGAGAATCTATTACGGTGTCTGCTACCGCAGCTACTGGTACCATTAACTATGATGTTTTGACGCAAACAATTTTGTACTATACAACCAATGCAAGCGGCAACTTTACCATCAATATTCGTGGTAACAGCTCTACAACGTTAGATTCAATGATGTCGGCTGGCGAAGCAATTACCCTTGTGTTCTTAAATACTAACGGCGCCACAGCTTACTATAATTCGGCTCTAACTATTGATGGCACTTCGGTTACTCCCAAGTGGCAAAGCGGTGTTGCACCTACCAGCGGCAACGTTTCGTCTATTGACTCTTATGTATATACAGTAATTAAAACCGCGTCCTCTACATTTACAGTATTGGCGTCGCAAAATAAGTTTGCCTAAGGGATAAAAATGGCTCCTCCGCTTATTACCACCACTGGTACATCGTCTGCTTACGGTTACGCGCCACTAAATTCTAATTCGTCTGGACCTACATGGATTGGCGTATACGCTAGAGGGACAACAAGCACCCCATTTATTGCAGTAGATAATAGCAATAATGTTTTTGTTAATTCGGCGGGTACCCTATTAAAAATAGCCATTGATGGAAGTTTAACGTCTCAGAAAAGTAATACGCTTCCAATAGGTGGAATTCTATATAGCGCTAGTGAAAATGCCATTTATTCTAGTACTACTGGAGCCGCGTCTTTTAACTCTAGGCTTACTAAAGTAAACGCTACTACATACGCACAAATAGCTTCTGTTGAAATTGGTAACGGAAGTAGTAGTAATAGTGTAACTTCTGCGGGTCCAGTGTACGTAAATTCAGCGGGCACTAGTGTTTATTGCGCAGTTACTTATAGTGACTATACTGTCTCTACGTATTCATATATTGGGTTATCAGTATTTAATTCAACTTTTGGTGTAAGAACCTTAGAAACCAAATATGGTTGGTCGAATTCACCCATAGGAGGGCAAACACACGCAAACGTTTTTGGCGGTGGATTTGTTTTCTATAATAATAATTTTTATTTTGGTGGGCAGTCTAATAACGTTGGTAGCTCGCAAGCAAATATTCTCAAATGTAACACTAGTGGTAGTTTCACTTGCTATGGGTTTAGTGGTACCTCTTCTCAAAGTAGTGGTCTTATCGTAGATGGAAGTGGGTATTTGTATTTTAGATATTCAAATAGTAGCGGGTATTTCCTCGCAAAAGTTCAAGATAATGGCTCTTCATATACAACTATATGGGCGCGGCAGTTTACTGTAGGTGCTGGGACAGTATATCAAGCCGGTGGTAGTACAACAGATTTAAATGGAAATTCATATTTACCATTTGTTTATACAAATGGCGGAAGTTCTGTAGCTATTATTTTAAAATATGATGCTTCTGGTAATTTAGTTTGGCAAAGAAGTATTGATGGGGGAACAGCTACAATTAACATAGGCAACGCTTTAGCAAAAGGCAATGTTGTTTATGTATCGCTTGGAATAGGTAATAACTCTGTCATTTGTAAACTGCCCAGTGACGGTAGTGGAACCGGCTCGTATACTATTGGCGGGCAGTCTATTACTTACGCCACGGTCAGCACTATTTCTAGCGCATCTGCCAGTCCCGGAAACCCCGTATCTATTACGGCGCCTTCTTTTGGCGGTGTTGGGGTATCTTCTCCGCTATCAGGTGTAGCTGCGGGCACTGTTACTACTCCGTCACTTGCCTATAACTATGGTGCTGTCTAATGAATATGCGCCTTAGCATTGCCGCCTTAACTCTTAGCGCTTCTGCGCTTGTTGGTATTGCCGTAAATGAGGGGTATAGCCCTGTTGCGTATGAGCCGGTAAAAGGTGACGTGCCAACCATTGGGTTTGGTACTACTGAAGGGGTTAAGCACGGCGACAAAATTACTCCAGAACGGGCTTTAGTTCGTTTACTTAAAGATGCGGACAAGTTTCAAACCGCGGTCAAGACCTGTGCGCCAGTGCCAATGTTTCAATACGAATTTGATGCGTATGTTTCATTAACTTACAATATTGGCGCTAAGAACTTTTGTAGTTCTACGCTAGTACAAAAACTTAAAGCCGGGGATTATGCCGGGGCGTGTAAAGAAATTCTTCGCTGGGATAGGTTTAAGGGCAAACCACTCGCAGGTCTAACAAAACGCAGGCAAAAGGAGTATGAACAGTGCTTGGGTTCTTAACTAACAGATACATTTTGGGTGGATTGGCCGGGCTTGTAATGCTCGGTTTTGTCTATTTTAAAGGCATCAATCACGGCAAAGAAGTTGTCCAACAGAAGTGGGACGCGTATAAAGTAGAGCAAGAACGAGAAGTTCAACTGCTCAAAGACCAAGCCCGTGAAACCGAACAAGCCTTTCAGAATAAAATAAACAAGATTCAAAAGGAAAAAGTCAATGCAAATCAGATTGCTACTACTCGCTATAACGCTCTCATTGACAGCCTGCGCAGCCGCCCCAAAACCCGTCAAGACCCAGTGCCCAGCGATTCCGGAAGTGGTGTGGGATGTACGGGTGCGGGATTGGCAAGGGGAGATGCAGAGTTTCTTGCTGGGTACGCTGCCGACGCAGCAAGGCTTCAAATTGCCTATGAATCATGCCGTGATGCCTACGAAGTAATTTATCATGGCGCTAAGTAAACTCGTATTTAAGCCCGGTATTAACCGAGACCAGACCAATTATGCGTCTGAAGGCGGCTGGTATTCGTGTGATAAAATTAGGTTTCGTTCCGGGTTTCCAGAAAAAATTGGTGGTTGGCTGCGGTATACCGCTACAAGATTTATTGGTGTATGCAGAAGCTTGTTTAACTGGGTAACCGACGACGGCAACAACCTCTTAAGTATCACTACAAACAATAAAGTATATGTAGAAGCCGGTACAAAGCTATTTGACGTAACCCCTATACGTTTAATTTTTGTACAAAATGCGCTATCCGGTGTTTCTTCTACGGGGCAGGTAGGTAATGTTACGGTGACTACTGTATGAGTTTATTATCCGTTGATTCTGGCTCTAACCAAATAACTGTCACGATTACAAATCATGGCGCGCTTAATGGCGACTATGTAAATTTTGCTGGAATTGTTTCTGCATTGGGAAATATTCCTATTTCAGAGCTAAACGGCGACCACCTAATTTCTAATACCACAACCAACACATTTACCATAACCACGATAACCAGAGCAACTAGTAGCGCTACATATAATGGCAATATTGTAGCTACGTTTGATATCCATTCCGGTAATGCCACGTCTAGCTTCGGTTACGGCTTCGGTGCAGGTACGTGGAGTAGAGGCGCTTGGGGTTCTTCTACTGACGTACCTATTGTTTCTCCCCCCAGATTGTATTCTGAAGATAGATATTTTAATAATCTTCTATTCTGTATTCGGAATGGAGACATCTATATCTGGACGTACATAAATTCTGGGTCGTTCTTTGCCCGAGCAATCCCTCTTGCGTTATATCCCGGAGCTAATAGTGTTCCGTCAATCGTAGGCAGCATTCTTTTCTCTCAGCAAGATGGGCACTTGATTTCGTTTGGGGGTACTAATTATCTGACCAATACGTACGACCCCCTATTGATTAGGTGGTCTAATCAAGACGAACCTTGGAACTTTGCCCCTACCCCCACAAATAGCGCTGGGTTTTTGCGGGTATCTAACGGTTCAGAAATTGTACAAGCATTAAGAACTCGCCAAGAAATTCTTGTATTTACTGATTCTTCACTGTATTCATTGCAGTTCTTAGGTACGCAAGATGTCTTTGGTCTACAACAGCTAGCAGATAACACGTCAATCATTTCTCCCGATGCCGCCGTCACAATTAACAACGTTACGTATTGGATGGGGGTGGATAAGTTTTACGTGTATAACGGTCGAGTTGATACGCTCCCCTGCACGCTACGCCAATACATTTTCCAAGACATTAACCGAGCCTGTCAGCCGCAGATTGTTTCCGGTACTAACGAAGAATATAACGAAGTAATCTGGTTCTACCCGAGTGCAGACTCAAACGAAGTCAACAGATACGTAATCTATAACTACGTAGAACAAATTTGGTATTACGGCACCATTGAACGTACCGCTTGGTTGGATACCCCATTGCGTTCATATCCACAAGGCACTGACACAACCGGCCTCATTTACGACCAAGAACGCGGTGTAGACGCAGATGGTTTGCCTTTAGCGGCGTATATTTCTTCGGGTGACATAGACATTGAAGACGGCGACAAATTTATGTTGATTCGACGCATTGTGCCCGACATAAACTTTAATGGCTCAACCTCGGCTAACCCCACGGCTGTTTTAACTGTTTCCCCAAGAAATTTTCCGGGGCAGGCGTATCAGACAAACAATCTAGAAGGTACAGGGCTTAGTAAAAATGTGGTGCGTAGCGCATCGTCGCCAATTGACCAGTATACAAACCAAGTATTTGTGCGCGCTAGAGGTAGACAGTTTGCGTTTACCATTAGCTCTACCGCTTTAGGAGTTCAATGGCAGTTGGGGATGCCTAGAATTGATGCTAGACCAGATGGTACTAGGGGCTAATTATGGGCATGATTAAATTTAAATCTCCTTCTTTGCCAATACCACATAGAATGTATGATGAAGGCCAACAGCACCAGCTTAACCGGTCCCTGCGTATTTACTTTGAACAACTAGATTCCAGAACTCCAATTGAGCATGAGCTTTTTCAGGGCGGTTTGTTTAATGGGCAGGGAACTGGTTTGGTTATGCCATATGGTTCTTTTTATAGCACGCAAACGCAAACCGCCGCTAATACAACTACCGCATATGCCGTAACGCTAAACAATACTGATTTAAGTAATTGGGTAACCCTATCCAATGGGTCTAGACTTAACGTAGCGTACGACGGTATTTACAACTTTCAGTTTAGTGCGCAGCTATCAAACGACAGCAATGCTTCTATAGATATAAATATGTGGCTACGCAAAAACGGCGTCAACTTAGCTAATACAAACTCTTTGTTTGGGCTTTCTGCAAGAAAAAGTCCGGGAGACCCGTACCATGTATTAGCTGCACTAAATATTTTTGTGTCGCTAGCCGCTGGAGATTACATTGAGCTTTATTGGTCTACAACTAGTACAAGTGGAACTATAATATACGTGGCTCCCTTGGTTAGCCCCGATAGGCCCGCTACTCCGTCGGTTATCTCTACACTTTCATTTGTATCTGCTCTATCTACATGAGTATAATCTACCAAAAGTAAAGGACTTTGTATGGCCCTAGCTCCCCTTGTCGGAATGATTGGTGCCCCACTGCTGGAAGGCGTAGTGGGCGGTTCTGTTTTGGGCCTGTCTACTGGGGCGCTTGGCGCTGGCCTAGCTGGACTTACTGGTCTTGCTCAAGGTCACGGTCTCGTGGGGTCTGCGTTAGACGCGGCTGGCGGGTACGGCATGGCTGGTGGTGTAAGCGATTTGGCCAAATTTGGTAACCAACAACTTGCTTCTGGCGCTGCAGGAGATATATTTGGTGGGGCGCCAAACGTTGTTAATTCTGCTGGTACGTTTTCACCTTCTCTATACGATAAATTAGGCGCTGGTATTGAAGGCTTAACTAAAGATGGTGGAGCAGCGGCGTTTAAAGGTGCAACGGGCAGGTCTGTTCTTTCGTCATTGGGCGTACCTGCGGCTAGTGCTGCTCTAACTAGCGTAATGCCACCAATTAACTCTATGCAGTATGGCGCGCCGCCGGACCCGTATGCTGGTAGTTTTTCAGGCAACTTTACCCCAATTTCTGATTTGCGCAAACAAGCGCAGTTAGGTTTTGCAGAAGGTGGTATTGCAGATTTAAATCAAACAGATAACTATGCAATTGGTGGCGCGTTTGATGCTAGAACGCATTTACCGTCGTATGATGAACCGATGGAAACATATGCTAGAGGCGGGTACTTGAACGGCCCCGGTGATGGTATGAGCGACTCTATTCCCGCTACTATTGCTGGTAAACAGCCCGCGCGTTTGGCCGATGGTGAGTTTGTTGTACCTGCTGATGTGGTATCACATTTAGGTAATGGCTCGACCAAAGCGGGCGCACAGCGCCTCTACGCCATGATGGATAAAGTTCGCAAGGCCCGAACTGGCACTACTAAACAAGGTCGCCAGATTAATGCTAATAAATACATGCCTGCCTAAGGAATAAATATGTCTCGCGTATCTTTGCTTTATTCTGACATCCCTGACCTTCCGCGAAATGCTTTTACGCATATTGGTGACAAGCGCATCAAACCTGAGGGTGGCGGTAAAGGTGGCGGCGGCAGTAGTACTACGACTGTACAACAAAGCGTACCTAAAGAACTTGTACCGTATATTAAAGAAGTAATTGACCAAGGCAGAAATGTTGCTGCTTTACCATACCAGCCATATGGCGGGCAACGAACCGCTAGTTTTACTCCAGAGCAAAAGGCCGTGCAGGCGGGAGTTATGGGCCTGCAAACCCCCAAAGAATTTAAAAAGGCTATGCGGGGTGCGGAAGCAACGGGTGACTTAGGCTACTCCACCGCTCAGCGGGGGTTAAATCGTGCGCTTAACTTCACTCCCGGAACTTTTAGTGGTAACGAAGCCGCTTATTATGCGGACCCCTATCAGCAGGCTGTAACGAATATTGCACTACGAGAAGCGCAACGCTCAGGTGATATTGCCGCTAGAAACGCAAATTTACAGGCTGCTGCACAAGGTAACTACGGCGCAGCGCGTAACGCCCTAATGCAGTCTGAACTGCAGCGCAATTTGTCTCAGAATTTAAGTGATATTCAAGCTAGGGGCAGTGAAGCGGGCTATCAAAACGCCCAACAACAATTTGAACGAGACCGAGCTGCAGCTGCAGCAGCTGCGCAATTGGCGGGGCAGGTGGGCACATCTGGGTTAAGCACCTCACTCCAATCTTCACTTGGGTTAGGACAACTAGCTGGCCAATATCAAGGCGCTAATCTTCAGAACCTTGAGGCTAAACGCGCGATTGCGCAACAAATACAAGACCAGAACCAGAAGGTTCTTTCGCAACGCTATCAAGACTTCCTTTCTCAAAAAGGATATCCCAAAGAAACGGTTGCATTTTTGTCAGACCTTGTACGAGGCAATGCACCGCTATATGGAACAGTTCAGCAAACAACCACCCCCGCGCCTAACCTGCTTTCGCAACTTGCCGGTCTTGGTGGCGCTGGATATACGCTGGGCAAATTAACTAATACATTTGCTGAGGGTGGGCATGTTAGCGGTCTTCCTTCAATTAGTCTTGCTAAATTAGGTTAAGGATAAACTATGCAGGAACCTAAAAATTATTTAGTGCCTAATGCGCAAGAAATCCTGTCTAATTTAGTAAAAATTGGGCTGTCTAGTCCTGAAGGCAAGAAACAAGTACAGCAGTTTTATACCAATCCGCCGCCTTGGATGACTCCAAGCGAAGCAAAGTTGTATGTGCCGTTGGCAGCCGAACGCCTTGACAGAATCGCCAAAGAAATAGAAAAAATTGCCGCGCCTACGACTACTGTTGTTGAAGATAAGCTAGCCGGATTAGCTGGGCTAAACGCGCAACAGCCGCAAGGGCAGGCACCGCAGCAAGAGCAACAGCAAGAACAACAACCAGAAGCACAGCCGCAGGGTGGCGTAGCCGACCTTCCTGTGTCGGATGATATGTATCAAGAACAAAGCATGGCTGGCGGAGGGATTGTTGCATTTGATGGTGGTGGCGAAGTTCAACGCTTTGCTAACCAAGGATTAGTTGCGATTAACATACCCCAACTGCGCGACAACTATAGATTTCTTGTGCAACAATACAATGCATTGCCAGACGGTAGTCCCGAAAAAGCGCAAATAGCTGAGATTATTCAACAGATTGATAGTAAACTAAACCCCTCTACTCCCGAAGGGATTACTGCGGTACAACCGAAAGTGCCCGTAGCGCCGCCCAAAGCAAACCCCCTTGCAGGCGCTTTGTCTAAATCAAACGCAGAAATTGAATTATATAAAAAAGCAATTGCTAATCTTAAAAATAGAACTGAACTTACTCCTAAAGAAATTTCTGATTTAAGTTCCGTTTATATGAAAGAGCGCGGAGAGGCTGGAGCTGAATTTAAGGGTAAAGCAGAAGCATTAATTGCAAAACAACAAGCTAGAGTCAATGAAATTGGTAAAGATTCTGATTTGCGCGCCGCGCTTAAATTTTTTGCTGAACTAGCCGCTTCACCAACGCAATCTTTTGGGGCTAATATTGGGCGGGCAGGTAACGCGGCGCTTTCATATTACGATACTGCAGAAGAGAAAAAACAAGCTGCTCAGGCCGCTTACGACTCTATGCAAGTTAATTACAATATGGCCCGCGCTGCTGAAGCTAGGGGCGACCTTGATTCTCGTGATAAATATTTACGCGATGTTCGAGACGATAGGCGGCAGGCTACGACTGCAGAAGCACAACTACTTAATTCTCAAGGTATGCTTGCTGCTAAACAAATGGAAGGCATTATTAACCTTAGCAAACTTGACACTGAAAGATTACGTGCGCAGGCCGATTTAATTCGTGCTAATGCTCCGCCTGACGCTGTGCAAACATTTAAATATATAGAAGATAAAATCCGTGGGCTAAACAAACAGGGATTGTATTCAAAAATCAATGGTGGTAAACCACTATCTGATGAACAAATTTTTGACGCCGCCAACTCCTATGTAGTTTCTTGGCATAACCGTGGCGGAGGCGATACTTATAAGGGTACTTCTATTGATACGGCCCTGATGAACGCTACTGAAACTGCTCTAACTAATAATTCTGAATACATCGCCGCTAGAACTAAGGCGAGTGACACTAAGGCCTCTAAAGAAGAAAGAGATGCTGCCACTAAGAGAATGGAAGAAATTAGAGCGGACGAATTCAATAAACGACGGGGTCTATACAAAAAAGATTTTATTGAAGGACAACCAAAACGTGACCGCTCTATTTTAGGCGATGGAGAAGGGTCGCTTACTGCAAACTTTAGGTTTGACCCGGTCACTGGTAAAACAGTACCATTACAATAATCTAGGGGACACCCATGCCGGTAGTCTACATTCCTAATGTTGGGAACGTGTCGTTTCCTGACGATATGCCTATGGATAATATTGTTTCTGCAATTAAAGAAAATATTATTCCGCAATTTGAAAACGCCGCAAAAACAAAAACCGCTGAATCAGCGATACGAGAAACACCTTCAACAACTAATGTAGTAATTCAAGGTGCGTCTGTAGCAAAACCAGTACAGAACATTGCTGACATTATGGGTCTTGAACAAGAAGAACCCGCGATGTCGAAGGCATCGGATGCCGCCACAATTTACAAAAATCTTACAGCCGCCAAGAAAGGCGAGCTGCCGTCACTTACGCCCCCCACCGCCCCTAAAGCCACATTATCTTCAGTTCTATCGGGATTGGGTACCACAGCTAGAGAATCTATTCCTGCCACCGTTGCTGGTTTAAAGGCGGGGGTAGGTGAAGCGGGGGCGGCAGTGGCCGGTAAACTTGGACAAGACGAACTTGCTGCTGTGCTCCAAGACGCTGCAAAACGTGCCGAGAAGCGAGGGGCACAAGCAGAATTTAGAACCGATATTTCTACGCCTGATATTGAAGACCCAACCCTTCGCGGGATATATGGCGGTGTTCAAAGTGCAATTAAAACGGCACCAAGTTTAGCTACAGCTTTAGTTGGCGGCACGGGGTTCGGTTTACTTGCCGCGGGAACACAAGTTGCTGCGGAAGCGTTTAATAAATATATGAACCGTGGCGCTGACCCTAGTGAAGCAGCTTTGGGTGCATTAAGTGAAGGCGGCGTAGAAATAGTAACTGAACTTGTCCCTATGGGATTTTTGGTTAATAAGTTTGGTAAGACCGGCGCCACAGAATTTATTGCGGGTCTGTTGTTCAGAGAACTTCCCGGAGAGCAAGCGGCTACTCTTGCGCAGGATGCAATTGATACGGCTATTGCCAATCCGGATAAAACTTGGGCGGAGTACTGGAATGAACGCCCCGCCGCTGCATATCAAACTTTAATTAGCACGCTTACGCAGGCTGGGCTTACTACTGCCGTAAGCAAAAGCACGCAATACATTACGCAAAAGCTAAACGAAGCAAAAACTACGGGTGCACCTGCTACTGAAACAGAAAGGAAAAAAGAACCGTTTGTTGGGGAAGAACCTACACAAAAAACTAAGCCAGAACCAGCGGGTCCGCCACAGCCCACTACTATTGAAGAGTTAATGCAGACTTCTACCCCGCCGCGTCCGTCGGTGTTTGAAGGCAACGAAGTAGATTTTGACGCAATAAATCGCCAGCTTTTAGAAGAAGGGTCAATTAGCCAAGAGCAATTTGACGAGTTTGCAAAACAAAAAGCGCAAAAAGAAGCTGAAGACGAAGACGAAGCAATAAACCGCCGTTTGCGGGAAGCCAGTCGTGAGTTTGATGAGGAGGACGGTGGTGTACCTGAACCTACTCTTGTAACCCGTGGCAAAAAGCAATATACGCCTCTTGAGGCTGCTAAGTATGACCTGACCGCAGCGAAGCGTAGATACACAGATTATGCAGGTAAAGTCCGAGGTGCTTTAGAGGCCACGGGCATGACTATTGACCAGATTCCAGACACCACAAAGGCTGTACTGGATGGGTTAAAGAATAAGATTACTGACGCCCAAACTAAATACGATTCCCTACTTGAAGATGAGCGAAGTGCCGCAGAGTTTAAAAACAAACGCAAAAGCACGGAAGAACCCAAAGTTCAGGTTCCGGATAATGACACTATTCTTAAAGATTTACAGGCTAAAAAGGAAGAGCTTCTTACCCCCGCCGGTAAGCCGCCAATGCCCAAATCCGCTGCCCGCGCCAAATACGATGAAATCCAAAGTGCTTACGACGAAATAGAACAACTCAAAGCGCAAAACGAAGAAATTTCAGCGAAGCCCGGTGCAGACGTTATTCGTTTAACAAAACTGTTGGGACCTAAATTATACGGTTCGTTAGAGAATCTACCTAGAGTTACAGTTAAAGAACTGTTTCAAAATTCGTTTGACGGTATTAAACCGCTTTTGGAATCGGGCGCCATTTCCGAAGGAAAAATTAATGTCGGTATTAACGAAAAAAATAGAACCATTGAAATGGTTGATAACGGCACGGGTATGGCACCAAACATACTTGCTACTAAGTTTTTAGAAATTGCTGGTACTCAAAAAGAAACCGAAAGTGCGTCTGGCGGTTTGGGTATTGCGAAAATGCAGTTTTTATTTGGCAATAAAAATATTAAAGTCATTACTGTCCGTGATGGAAAAGTAAGTACGCTAGAGACTACTGGGCCTGATTTAGAAAAAGCGCTTAGCAATCCGGACGTTGCCCCCAAAATTACGGTCGAACCGTGGGATGAAGCTGTAGCTAAAAACAAACAACTACAAAATTTATTTCCAGACAATTCTGGCACGTACGTAAAAATTGGGGTTCCGGAAACATTTCATAATTTTGATACCGGTAAGGATGAGCCTATAGAACTTGATAATTGGGCGCATAGTTACCCCTCTCTGCATACTAGCCCGTTATTTAGAAATGTTGATGTTAATTTTCATACGCTGCGCGATAAAGCTACTCTTTTTGGTGCTTTAACTGACCCCTCTAATAATTATTCATACTCAGAATCAATACCAGTAGGCAAAAACTTCCCTATTGATGAGCATTCACCCCTCACTACAATTAAATTTGGTTGGGGTGACGCGGTTATGTATGTAACGCGAGAGCCGGAACAATATGAATGGAACCAAAGTAGAGTACATGTTTTATCTAATGGTATCTATCAATTTACACAAAAAATAGACAAAGGCCCTAAATATAATTTTTATCTTGACATTCACCCTAAAGTTAAGGCAGAGGACCCCGGTTACCCATTTGACCTAAATCGTCAACGATTTTCTCCGGCGGTTGCTGGTGATTTTGATAAAATTTTTAATTATGTAAAACAGCTATACGACGTTTCAGACCTTCAAAATAACACTACAAATTACGGCACGGTTAGATATTTAGAACCTTCTGGGCCAACCCAGCCGGAAACACTTTCGCCCCCATTACCTGCTATGGAAGTACCCACGAATTTACTTCGTCCGGGCGACTCAATGGCTGTAATAAACGGTAAGTTGGAAATTAATGGGCGCCCAGTACCTGAAATAACCAGCGCGGAAGCGTCTAGTTTTAAGATTGACTTAAATACGCTAGTTATTCCACAGGACCAACTTCGTACTGATGCGCCGATTCTTAATGATAATCTTTTTGTTAAAAACGAAGGGCTTTCATTTACTGAATTAATGGAAGATAGTTTTGGCCCTAGGTTTTATGGCTATATGCGGGAATTGGGCGAAGCTTTTATGGAGCTTCGTGATGTAGTAGCTAAAGAAATGGGGTACGATAAATACAATTCTTATAAAGAAGTATCACTTGATAAAGAAGTGATAGGTATTAGTTTTGATATAGAGTATCGTGGTGTTAGTACAAGAGTGCCTTTTTGGGGTATGTATTTAAACCCTGCCGCCGTTTCGTATGGACTTAAAAAGTTTAGTGTTGCCGTTTCACCAGAACGAGCAGCTTCTGCTATGGTTGGCACTATGGTCCATGAGCTTGCGCACCATGAAGTACGCAGCCATAATGAAGAATTTCCCGCAGAAATGCAAAAGATTCTTGCATTTTTAAATGTACCTGAAACTACAAATTTTGATTTTGCAGCGTTTAATAGAAAGGTGCAGCAGCTTGTTGCGGATAACGCTGACATTCAGTCTGAAATGGAACGAGTGTTTAATGAAGGAGTAAGTAATGACAATTTATCCCCTATTGGAATCCGCCTCAAAGAAGCTGGCGCCTACCAAACCACAGATGGACGCACTCCTTCAGACTTGGGAGACCTTGGGAGTACAGCAGCGAGCTACCAAAGAATATCTAACGAGCCTAAAGCAGGCGAGGGAGCTATTAAGTCGCAGCAAAGACGTACAGACGTTCCTAAATCGGGCAAGGCAAAACCCCCAATAACTTATAAGCATATGGATAAATTGCTTAATAATCTTAAGCAAACTCCAGTTAACGCCTTAAAAGCAGTTAATAATCTTATCGACATCATGGCCGATAGGGCGGAAGTCGGCTTTTGGTCTAAGGTTTTACCGCTTCTCCCCGACTGGGCGGTGCGTTCAAGACTACCCAAGCAGTTAGTTAAGAACGGCGATAAGTTTGAGCTAAAGCCGCTTCTACCTCAGTTTGATGTGTATGACCGCGCATTAGCCGCGTTTGAACGCACGCAAAAAGAGCTTGAGGGGGAAATAAAGCGAGTTCTTGATTTGGGTAAAAGACTAAATAATAAAACCCATAAGGCTTTGAGCATGCTTCAGTTAGAAGCTACAAGCAAAGAAATTGACCCGGACACAGACACAAAAGACCCCTACTTAAATCAACTGTGGGCGCAGCTACAAAGCATGCCTGATGGACAACAGGCGATTGCTGTATACCGAGAACAACGAAATTTCTATAAAAAAATTTACAATAAGATTCGCAATATCGCTGCAAAAAATATTTACACAGCGCTCATAAGAAAGGGTACCACACCGTCAGATGCGGCTGTAAAAACCAAGGAAGTTCTTGACCGAGATATGCCACTGCGTAAGGGGCCGTATTTCCCTATGAGCCGCTTTGGTGAGAATTGGATTGGTTTTAAGATGAAGAATGATGCGGGGAAGCTTGAAAAAGGCTTTCTCATGTTTGAGAGCGGATTTGCCCGAGACAGAGTATTAAAGGACGTTGAAGCTGCCATTCGTGCAGAAATTCGTGAAGAGCTTGGGCCGAATGCAAGTGAAAAAGATATTGAAGATGTAATAGTCAATGAAGAACGGTTGCAGGCACGGGACGGATTTAGCAATCTTCTTAACTTTGTATATGGTCAAGAAAACGCATTAAGCAAGGCGCGTGACGTTATTGGTGATTCTTTTGAAGAAGCTATTGCTGGTCTACAGAAACGCGGTGGTGTTGGGTTATCCGTAGCTGAAGCAGAAAAGATGCTTACTCAAGCCAAGAATGATGCTACGGGTACTATTCAACAACTGCTTATCCAGCTTGCTCCCGCTAATAGTTTGAAGAAGCTATTTGCAAGACGTAAAAAAATCGCCGGTGCCGTTGCCGACTCCAACCGGTCCTTTGCAGTTACTGCCACTAAACAGATGAACTATCTGGCCAAGCTCATGCACGGCGGTAGTATGGAAGCAGCACTTATTGCAGCGAACGAAAACCTCAAGTATCTCAGCCCACGCAATCAGATTTTTGCTGGAATGATTATTAGGGAATTTGAGCTTCGGATGGAGTCAAATCTTTATCCTACATCACAGAATTCAATTATCCAAGCCCTGTCAGGAACAGCGTTTGTCTATCAGATGACCTCAATTGCTTCGGCGATTAGAAACGTTATGTACATGACTTGGAATGGTCTTGGTGTGTTGGGGTCGAAATTGGGCATTGCAGAAACATCTGCGTTAATGTCTAAGTACATTGCGGGGTTTAGCCGAGGGTTCTACGCAAAAGACCGCCCTGATGGCGTTATGGGGTTTGGATTTCCTAGTTTGCTCTATGATAAAAACTTGAATCCGTTTGTGCGGGAAGGGTTAGAGCGCGCCGTAGCTGAAAATAAATTAAATATTTCTCAAGCATATGATTTGGCTGAGATTAGGCGCACTCCTTCCGGTATTCCACTCATGTCATTGCGGGGTGTTCTCGACGTTCCTCGCCGTGGCGTAAATATGCTGGCCACTGTGCTTCACAACTCTGAGCGCATGGGTCGAGAAGTTCTTTGGGCCACCGCGCTAGAAGGCCGCGCTAAACAGTTGTTCAAAGAAAAAAATACGGACGGCTCAAAACGGTATACGGCTCAGCAAATTGCAGACATGGCGTATGAGTTTGCGGATGAGTATGCCGGAGAACGCAGCGCTGGAACTTTCGGATATCAACGTCGGGGCCGTGCGTTTAAGATGCCACTACTTAATCTTTTCTTAAAGTATAAGTCGGCACCAATTCAGGTTGTATTCCAACAATTTGAAGCATTGAATACCCTTGCTTGGCACAGCGGACGCCGTTGGATTAGAGAAGAACGGCAGCGTGTTATTGATGACCCACAGCTGGGGCCAGAAGCGGCTAAAAAATTTGATAGGCTAATTCAGAAACAGAGGTATGAGCAGTTTAAGTATTTAGTTTTCATCAACGCTATTGCATTCTTGGCTATGGGCCTTGAAGGTACGCCGTTCTGGTGGCTCCTTTCCCGCATCGCTGGGTTCTTCCTACGACAAAATGACCCTAACGAAAACAATCCGGAAGCAGTTGATTTTGACCTAAATTTGTTCCTTGAAAATTATGCTGCAGACCAAATGAACCCGGAGATTGCGCGTATGTTAATGCGCGGCCCGCTCGCTGGTGCACTCAACGTATCTCTTGTAGAACAAATGTCGCTAAACCCGCCGTCTATGTTCTTACAAGGGTGGAGTGAAACGGCTGATAAATCTGCAGAAGACGCCCTTCAAAAAGCGCAAAACTTCTTTTTAGGCCCCGTATTTGGGGGGCTTCCTACACAAATTGCCCGTGCGTATGATGCAGCCAAACGCGATACTATGCGGGGTGTAGAAATGCTACTACCTCCCGGCATTCGTACTCCCCTAACTACTGCGCGTATCAAAGAAGAAGGCTTCACCACTATGAAAGGTGAGGTTGTTGTCCCAGCAAATAAAGTTACTAACAGCGACTTGTTTATCACTGCACTTGGCTTTTCTCCTGAAGATTATCGTCGATTCCAAGCGGCTAAATTTAAATTGGCAACTATTGCAGCAAAGATTGCCCTGCAAAAACAAGAAATCTATGATGACTTTTGGCTTGCTGAACAGCTGCCTGCCGGGGAACGCAAGACCGAAGCAGTTGCTAAAGTATTTACGCGAAAAAATAATTTTAACAAGGTGTATCCATCCGAGCATATTAGCGATAAAGATATGGCTAATTCTTTGATTAGGCGAAGAAAGCAGCAGCAATCAGAGCAGGCTCATGGTGGGTTTACTTCGAATGAAAAAATGTGGCCTATCATTGAAGACCGCACCAAATTTGGAAAAATGGAGCGATGAAAAAAGCCCCGCATTGCGCGGGGCCAAACATCCAAAGAGACACCCATTGCGGGTGTGGGCAGTATACAACACTATTTAATTAGTGCAAGAAATTACTCCATCCGCCATACACGTATTCCCCGCACGCCATCTTCAACCACTGCTTGCATAGTTACCTTGTAGCCTAAACGCTTACAAGCTTTTTTGACTTGGCGTTTTGCTTCTAAAACATCAAGGCACGGTACAAAGAAGGATGAGTACGGATGGAATTTAGCCCAATCAATCTCAAACATTATCTGATGCAGTCTCATATGGTTCGTTACGCAGCTTATCTACCGATACGATTCTATTTACATACGCCTCAGTATCAACAAACTCGCCATTATCACAATTAAATTCGTAAGCCCATACCGGCGGAGAAACAATCATTGTGCCCTTAGACATGCGCTTTTTCACCTTGTCCATAAACACGCCGTCTTCTTTTAGTTTTAGCAGCAGCTCTTTCATATTTGTCTGTTGCTTACTACAAAAGTTTTGCAGTGCTTTAGCTGTTATATAGAGGCGCTTAGTATCTGGTTCAATACGAACCATAAGTTCTAGCCTAGGTTCCCTAATCGGGAGCTGTTCCATGCCCGTACGCTTGTCAGTATTGTTATTAACCACCAAAACATTATTACGATGCGCGTTAAGGAACTCACCAATGACGCTAGATTGATTAGACAGCGGTGGCGCAATTTGTAGCTTGAGATTCTTGAGGTATTCAATTACCCATTTCATGATTCGCTTGGCGTCAATGCTAGTCAGATTAAGATGATTAGCAACAACCAAACCGGCAATGTTAGCTGAAGCTACCGCTGACCAATACCGCTCTCTGCTCTGTAAACCAGCTGCCTTGTCAATTTCTTTTTGAATATGCTTAGCTAGTTCAGATACATCTTCTACATGCCCCGCCAAGTATGTGAAGTAAATGTCAGCAGCGGTGCCGTAGTTGTCGTTTAACTTGCCAAAAAGTGCGTCCGCTTCTTCTTTTGAAAATAGGTTTGTGGGGTGAATTTCGTACTCCATAGTACGCATCATTTCCCCATCCGGCGATTCTTTGAGCAGATGCAGCTTGTCATAGAACGATGCGTTAGACGTGGATACCGTGATGTTTGCCCAAGTCAGGTTGATACGCTCTGTGTTTTCCGAGGAGCGCAGACGGCCACGGTTTTTTCCGTTAGACGCAGCATAGGCAAAGTTAGAAAAATCCTCTGGCGATACGTTGGTAATTTCATCGCATGTAAATGCAAGATTATTCATCATTGCCATACGGTTAAGCTTAAAGTTTGTAGTGTCGTTGAACGTACACATCAAATCTGTTGGGTGCCCAACAAGCGAGTTGATAGCTTTAAGGATTGTGGTTTTACCTGTACCAGAGTCATCACTGATAAGGTTGATAACGGCGCCGCGCACACCCATAAATTTTAAAATGGGAGAACCAAAGCATGAGCTAAAAGCAAACGCATGCGGTTCAAGTCCGGGCCGGTTATACGTATCTACAACACTGCGCCATTCTTCTAAGGTTCCTTTGGGTTCCATCATGGACGCTACATATTCCATAGAAGATGCCGGAGGGCTGTGCTTAATTGTGTCCGCCCCAATTTCTCGATTGCCAACTACAAACCTACTATCTTCTTCAATCCAACCAAATTGCAACTTCATTTTCTCTGCTTCCTTCTCGGTTATTAGTTTGTTGCAGCAGGACACAATGTAAAACATAACAAGTTCCATTTGCGCTGCGGTCCCAACAATGCCCCTAAACGCCAACCGCTCCTTCAATTTGTTGGGCTGCGCCATATCTGACATGGGAACTGTAAATTCCACAATGCCATCAAGCGGAGTTTCAAGTCGCATGTGCGCGCACATACCCTTATCTGGGTCGCTCATACGCTTTAGAACGAAAAGGTTGTGTGGATAAACTTGTGTAGGACCTTCGTCCTCTTCATCACGTGTCCACTTATAAATGCCACCAGTCTCGCCTACTACGAACGGATAGGGTAATTCTGGTATCTCATGAGAAACGGTATGGACTATATCGCCTACCGTTTCTTTAACAAGCATTTCTTTCTTATTAGATACCTTAATCTCAGAACCTAATTTAAGCGGCGTGCCTATCTTTTTGTGGGCACATCCACGACAACCTCCGGGGTTTTCTTCTTCAAACTTCCTACATGAAGTCCAATGCTGTACTTGTCCCGCTTTCTTTTCTGCGGTTTCGGGGGTGTAGTCTGGATGACCTTCAGAAACTATTTGGATAGCTTGTTCTGCATCCACGCAAAATTTAGCAATAGATAAAGCGTAGAACCATTGGTTGTAGGAAATAGTGTCTCTATTACGAATGATGTGTTCTAGTTGTGCGCACCCCGTACCCTGTTCATTTTTTTGAAGAATCGTTGAGAACCGATACTGGGTGTTTGGGTCTATATCATTTACTGGACGATTGAACCCGCTGTGTGATACCACACCCCCAGCTTCTTTAAGCATAGCCGCAAACGCGTCTATGTGTATGTTCGATGCCATATGCAGCAACGACACAGGTAGGGGCGGGTCTGTCTTAAAGTTTAGTGTGCCCGGAACGCGCAAAATTCTAGCCGCATCTGCCGTAATTGCGTGGTCTACATTTAGCTTGTGCTTAGCACAGAGAGACTTAAGTTGTTCAGCTATGGGCTTCCACGCTGCGCGCGGTATTGTTTCATGCAGCGTCCAATATACGTGCACCCCACGACCTGAATTAACAATAGTTGGGGTAGGAAGATTAAGCTTCTTACAAAATTCACTAAGCGCATCAATCCCTTCGGCCTGATTTTCATATGGCTTGCCACGACCACAATCTATATCAAGCCGAAAGGATTTAAAATACGCCGCGTTTTCTGTATCACGCTTACCAGACTCTTTGAACTTGGCGCAAGCGAAATAAACGTCATACTCAGAATTAAGTAAACGCTCCACTTCTTCTTCAACCTCGTCCAGCTCCTGCACAAACTTCTGTCGAGGTGCTCCATCCTTAAGACCAGTCACGCAGTACCAACCCTCGGTTGGCAGAACCGCAGACAGAAAGTCTCTTGCCGACATGTTTTATCCCGACGTTATTTCGGCGTCGTATACACCCGCCTTTGTTAGTACATCTCGGATGCGCTCTTCTTGAGACTGCTTAGGGTTATTCCTGCCGCTGAACCAGTTGTACACCGTCATTTTGGAGACGGAAAAATACTCACTAATATCAGCTACAGGAATGTCCCTAGAAATGCAATACCTACCAAGAAGTACACCGAGACTATTTCCATCAGCTTCCAAATTCGCATCAATGATGCGCTGGCTATAGCCCCGGTTATCCATATCATTCATCGTCGGTTTCATCGCCTCGTGCCACAAACCGACTAAGTACAGAGCTAAGGTCGGACTGAGGGGCAACTTCCGCCTTTGCCTTTTTGGCAGGGCGCTTTACCGGTTCCTCCACATACTCTTCCTCATCTTCGTGCACTTGGGGTTCAGCCTTAGGCTTCGGTGCGGCAATCTTCTGTACACCATCAGTCTGCGCAACAGTCAGGCGAATAGCATTACTTGCTTCACGGCTCTTGCTAAGTTCTTCAAAAACAAAAAACTCTTCTTCGTTCAACAGCTTAGCCGCTTTAAACACAAGCTTCGGGGTATCGCTATGGTCATCAAAACGCATTTCAGTAACGACCTGCGACATACCAATACCGTGGCTTGCAACATGCTTTGCGTACTGGTCAAACGGCATACCACTAGTACTGCCCTTACCAAAGATAGAGGTGGCCGGAAGCTTCATTTGATAGACGCCGCCGTACGGGTCATTAGCGAGAGCCACAGCAATCCGGCGAGCGAAACGGCAAGCGCGACCACCGTTATCGCCACTACCACTAATGTTATTGGGGCAATCAGCACAGCTCTTACTTTGTGGCTGCTCAACTCCGGCGTCGGGAGTAATACCGTTAGCTGACCAGCAATCGGGACCAGTGGCGTCCTTTTTAGGGTCATAACGGCTTCCGTAAAATTCACGGGAGATTTCCTTTGCTGCGTTGACAATAACGACTTGAAGTTCATCCTGATTGCTGGTTCCAATTTCTTCGCCAGCGACGACCATACGGAAGCGACGGCCACGGATAGAAATACGCTTATTCCCACCGGAAGTATTACCAGCAATAGCCTTAGTAAAGTCATCGACCCCACGGCGGCGGATATAATCAGGAATAGTAAGACCTTCAAAAATTGCGACATTGGTTCCCATTTGGGTGATTTCCTTTTATTTGCGACGGACAACCCGAACTGCGTATGACTTGTCAATGTTCAAACCCATCGGCAGGAGGTCGGGGTTTTCTTCGAGAAACAGCTTGATGTTACCTTGGTGAATACGCTTCTCTAACAAATTGAATGCATTGTGTTCTTGCATAAAGTTATAGAAGGATTCCCAATCATTAGTCCAAAAGTTACTCTTGATGGACTTAACCACCGTACCGGCTTTGGTGCGGATGCTGTCGGCATTGGTGGAATTACAAATTTCCATAAGCGCATCACCGACTACCTTCAAGTCAGCATCTAGTCGCTTAAGGGTTTCTTGGTAGTTGCGGTACAAAGCATCCTTTTCATCTCGGATGGCAATGTATGCTTCCACCAACTCATCGGTGTTGACTTCCATATGATGTCTCCGTGGTTTGCATTGGGGTCTTTGTGCCCCTTACCGCGCATACTAGCACATCATTTTACTGTGTCAAGAGGAAAGTTCGCTTTTGTATAGGTCGGTGAGCCTAGAATGGTGGTCAAGTTTGCTACTCAACATGGCGTAAAGCCGCTTCTCTACAGCGCTGCCTTGGATATGAACAATCGTCATAGCGTTCTTTTGCCCTTTACGATTGATACGGGCGTTGGCTTGTAGGTAAGTCTCAATAGAGGTGACAGGCGAGTACCAAATAATCACGTTCGCGGCGGTAAGCGTAACCCCGTGAGCTGCTGCCTGTGGTTGGATGATGAGTACCTTGGGATTAGTTTCGGTTTGGAATCGGTTAAATATTCTTGTTCTACTTTGTGCACTGACATCACCAGAAATAATTTCACTAGTTACATTATTTTTATCTAAATAGTCTTTTAGTAGCAGGATAGTATGGCGGAACGGCACAAAGACAAGCACTTTATGGGAAGCTTCTTCAACAACTTCTAATACTGCGCGCAAGCGATTGCTTACATCAAACTCAACTACAGCTCCAGTATCCGTATAGACTGCGCCGCCAGAAATCTGTAGCAGTTTGTTTAGATTAGTTGCGGCATTTGGGGTAGAAACCTCTTCACCAGCCGCCGAAATGAGTAGTTCTTTCTTAAGCTGTTTGTAGTACTTGTCCTGCTGTGGAGATAGCGGAGCTTCACGCTCAACATGAGTAACTTCTGGTAGGTCAAGGCATTCTTCTTTGGTAAATCGTATGGCTGGCTGCAATGTGGCAAATACTGTTTTGTTCGCCGTTGGTTTTGGCACCCACTTAAAACGAGTGATGTTCTGCATAACCATATCGCGGAATACCCCAAAGAAACGAGGGACGCGGTCTGGTACGCACAACTTAGCTAACCCGTACGCATCGGACGGAGATTGCGCTGCCGGTGTGCCGGTCATCATCCACAACCAAGTCTGCTCTGTAAGCAGGCCTTTCATAGTTTTCCAACGCTTAGTATTGATGTTCTTGTATGCGTTTGCTTCGTCAATAATAATTAAATCAAAACCACCCGCACGAATGGTATCGGCTACAATTTCTACGCCGTCATAGTTGATAATTACGTATTCATACGGCCCTTCCAATATATTTTTGCGCTTTTCTCTACTGCCGTGAGCAACGGCAGCGTTTCTATGTGTAGCAAATCGGAATAGGTCTGTATGCCATGCAGACTGCATGATTGATAGCGGACAAATAATTAACACACGCTTGATTGCACCGACCTCAAGCAAGTAATCCGACGCCCAAATAGCCGCTGCAGTTTTACCCGTACCTTGCTCATTAAAACAAAACGCCCGTGGGTTCAACGTTAGAAACGAGGCCGTATCCTTTTGGTGTTGCATTGGCTTAAATTGGCCCGGCCATTTGTAGTCGCGCATGATTGGCGATGGCACGTTCTTAAACTTAAGTTTAGCTAAAGATTGTGCAGTGGGTAAATCCCAATTAACTGCGACAAGGGATATATCTTCTTTAGCGGTGCCTAATTTTTTGCTTCCTGATACGGTCTCTGTAATTCTTTCTGGATGTCTAGTACGTACTAAAAGTACCTTATCTTTAACTATTTCCATTATTTTTTGGGTTTGTTTCTTTTAACGGTGTGGTCCGCGTTACGGGAGAAAGACCGGTTTTTTGTGGGAGACTTGAGGCGAAGATTGCTGGGCGAGTTGGTGCCCCCTTTGGATAGCGGAATAACGTGGTCGATGTCTTTACCGGCACGGGATACTCCTTTCTTATCCATAGCGTATCTAGCACGGGCGCGGGCTGCTCTTGGCTTCTTTTCATTCCGTGCTTCTTCTTGCTTCCATTCTTTCTTATACGGTCTGGGTTTGTTTACGTAGGGCATTTGGGCCTCCTAATTTTTTCCGTGATATTCACAGTCTTGTACAGGACAATGGTTTCGACAAGTGAAATTCGGCTGCGGATTCCAAATACTATGTTCGTACGCTTTTTCTAACCGCTGTAGTTCACCAAACCAATTCGTCCAAAGTTCTTTTTGGCCGTCCCTAAAAAACTCGCATTGAACAAATTCTTTTGACACCACAAATAAAAGCCCAGCTTTAATGTGTTGGACCTTAGGGAAATGTTTAAATACGGCTAGAGAAAGAATCTCTAGTTGCTTTGTATCTGCGTATCGTGCGGACTTGCCTGTTTTGTAGTCTACTAAAATTGCGCTCTCGCCATCCACAATGAGCAAGTCAGCGACCCCTCTCCACCATACGTTCTCGTCAAAAAACCCACAAGGTTCGATGGATTTAGTAAGGCCCATCTGATATTCGCAAAGCTGGTCTCCAGATAGAGACTTAAAAATATCCAAGTAACTCTTAACAAACGCAAACTGCGGCGGAATTTCTGTGCCGTCTCGGACGTATTCTTCTGCCGCTTTGTGTAATTCTTTGCCATAAATAAGATGCTGTCCCTCTGGTTCTACGACATTCTTTACAACTTTTAGTCGATAAAACTTTCTAGGACATTGCTGAAACAAGGATAGTGAAGAATACGACCACTTGTATTTAACATGTTTCTCATGTGCGTCATCTGTCACTTGCAGTCCCCATAAGATTTTGCGTAGCTAGCTTCGCACCCTAGCGGCAAACCTTCTGCCCATTCAGGTACCCACTGCATAGATTCGGTGACGTATTTAAGTGCAGCGCCCGCTTGTTGTTCAGTAACGACGCACACGATTGAATCATGCACCGTTAATGCTACACGATACTTATGGCTTATTCTAATCATTTGCTCGCCGATGATGCAGCGCGCCACTGCCTGACATATGTTTTCTACAACCTTACCACCGTATATGTACACCTCTTCTTTACGGCGCATATATACAAACTTGTTTTCTTCTACTTCTCGTAGTCCTCTATACCCAAGAATCATCCCATTGGGCAGTACAAAACCCTTGTTCGGGTGCATATACACGGCATCCTGCACTCCAAACTTAGCAACGACACCACCAATCATGCCGCGCAAGCATCGTCCAGCATCTTTCCACAGTGCAACTATTTGAGGGTTTGCGTCACGATAAATCTGAATAATCTTTTTGCAGGTTGGGTTGTCCAAATCGTGCCCAAAGTTTTTAAGCTGGAGTTGAAACTTGTCTGCGCCCATGCCGTAGCCACAACCTAGGATTGTGGTCTTGCCCACAAACCGCTCGTCTTTGGTAATCTCTGTTTCTTCTTTACCGTAAATCTTTGCGGCCATAGACTTGTACACGTCGCGGTTTTCTGCGAATCCCTCGACTAAGTCGAACTGCCCTGCAAGCCAAGCAAGAACCCGCGCTTCAATCTGCGCTGAGTCGGCGTTGATTACTACGTATCCTTCGGGCGCGATAATTGATTTCTTAATTACGTTCGTACCACGTGATGGTAAGTTTTGTAGGTTGAGGTCTCCATCCCCTCCCCATCTACCCGTATGCGCCGCGTAATATTTGAGTGGCACGGGGAGGTTTCCACGCCTAGATATGTCAATTAATCGTTGTGTGCGGGTTTCTTCCAGTGTGGACTTGTTTCCAAGTCTTGCGGCGACCAGCGTTTGAACTATTTCATTAGGGTGATTCGCAAGTGCTTTAAACCCCTCATCGGTTTTAGCAAATGCCCAAGTTTCTTTGTTCGTTCTGGCACTTATTTTCGTAGGTGGCTCCACACCAACCGCCTTAAGCAAGGCGGCAAACTTGTCATTCGACATTAATGTTTCGCGGTCTACATTAGCCGCGTCCATTAGCTGAGCCTTCCGCTCCTTAACGCTTTCCAAGTGTTGTTCTAGCAGCACGCAATCCAATTCTAGGATTGGTTCAGAAAACATCTTGATAGTGAGATTTATAATCTCAAGTTCTGAGTGCGGAAACCGTGATAACAATTTCAACAAAAGGTTGTACGTCAACTCCACATCATTGACGCAATATTCACCATATCTATGTAGTTCTTCGGGAGAAAAATCGTGTCTTTTTTTCCCTAAAGCATTTAAAACTTCCGTGCCCTTTTCCCCCAGCCCATACCGTTCCGCGGCGGCTTTTAGGCTGTTGCCAACTTCTATACCATCCACTGCGCGAGCCATGCTCAGCGTGTCCATCCAGACATGGGGGCGTATTCCAAACCGCCAAGAAAGAATCGCTGCATCAAACGCCGCATTGTGCGCAAGCGCCGCTGACTTAGACCAATCATATGAACTTAATACACTTTTAAGATGCGCGTAATCGCCCGTATGCCACTCCGTCGGCCCATCATTTTGCTTTACAGCAAACCCAATAACCTCAAACTCATCGCTGCGAACATATTCTTCAGCGGTTATTTTAGACAGGCTAAACTCACGAGAGTAATAAGTCTCGAAGTCGATAGTTATAAGGTTCATGGCTAGAACGGCACGTCTTTGTCGTATTCACCGCTAACAAGTAGTTCAAGCACCGCATTTTTAGTGCTTGTTCGGCTTAGTTCCGTTAGCTTACAGTTAATAACAAGTCTATCTACCAAGGGGAAATTACCGTGCATAGCTAAATCGAGCCAGCGTAGCCCGTTAGCTTGCCAAACTCTGCTAGATATTTTTGAAAAATCTTGGGGGTGTGTGTCCATACGGTTTAGGATTATCACCGTATGGTCTTTAAGTAGTGGACGAAGCGTCCTCTCCACTAACTGGATTAGATTCATTATCATCCTTGGATAGATGTGTTATTAGTCGGTCAAGGTACCACCGTGCTTTGCGGAGGTCTTCTATCTTGCCTTTGTTCTTCCATCGCCACGTGTATTTAATTATATTGCCAGTACAAACTGCTTCAATACCGGTAAGCCCAATAGTTGCAGAAGCAATAGCGTCAATACACTCAATCGTACCAGCATTGTAGTGCGTAGGGTGGTCTACTGAATCACTCATTTTTGCGCCAGCCTATAACAAATGTTACGCACGTTGTACTCAGAAAGGTCTACAAGTTCCCTTTGCCCCTTAATTTGGGTGTGCTCATACTTAAGAGTTACTTCTTGTACATTGTTTTCATTATTGTAAAGCTCGTAAATGGTCGCAGTACGGCCGGACGGCATCATATACCGCTGGCCAACTTCCAGAGCTTCGGTTGGTTGAGTGAGTCGCATGGGTCTTTCGTTATGATTTTTGTATTTGCGTGGGGCGACAATAATAATCGCCGGGGTGGACGTTTTCATACCAAATTTTTAATTCTTGGCACTCTTCCAGTGTTTCTAGAGTTTCTATATACATCCAGTGCCCACTGCTAAATAACAATAGATTAAACCAGATGTACATGATAGCTCCTACTTTTTCACTAAAACTTCTAGTGCTTGAATGGTGGCCTCTAGCTTCGCAATGTAGCGGTCTTTCTCTTTAAGTTCTTCTTCGTATTTTTCAAAAATACGATTGCGTTGCTCGTGTTCGCGGTTCATCAAACGAATAAGTTCTTGGCTAATGTCGAATTGTCGCTGCATAAAATCAGACATCACGCATCCTCCGGCTGTCCCATCTCCAGAATTTGTGCTTTGGCAAGTTCAAGCGCCCACAAAATATCTGGACCACGGGTAATGGTTGAGTGAAGGGCTAGTTCTCCACTCTCGTCAAAACAAATAATGATTACGTCTTCTGCGGTTTGTGCTTCAGCAAGCGCGAACTCAACTTTGCTCATTTCTGTTCCTTTCTACACATTGCTCCATACGCCAGATAAGTTCTTCTTTCATCCAGTCGCATGCCGCATCCCAAATATCACTGGGGTTGTGGGTTTTGCTGCTGTTCTCAAACCACCACTGCTCAAATGCCTTCCGGCGGCTCTCGTTCATGGTCTTCCTCCATTAGTTTGGCGTTGTCCTCCATCTCCTTTATCACGTCGGCCAGCAGGGAGTTAAAGCCCCGGTCTATCAAATACTGCCGACCTTCTTCATCAACATCTAAACTAATAATCAAACCACGGTCAGTTTCTGTACAAGAAATAACATCAAACTTCATCTTCCCCTCCTTCGATGCAGTCCTTTAACTTTTTTACTTTTTCTTCACCAGCAAAGTACTCAAACACAACCCACAGTGCTTCTCTAAGTTTGTTGTTCCATTCGACATCGTCTGGGTGCAAAGAAACAAAGTCACTGTAAGTGTACAAAATATGGTCTTCCAAAGTTTTAACCATAATTAAATCAAACGCATCATCATCTATCT